GATCGCTCGATGGTGGGCACAGAATCCAGACTTCAACATCGGCATTGCAGCAGGTGAACGCTCAGGAATCGTCGTCTTTGACGTTGATCCGCGCAACGGTGGCGACTCCTCTTGGGCCAAGTGGCTGGACACGAACGGCACAGTTCCAGATGGCCCCATGCAGATGACTGCTGGCGGTGGCGAGCATCACATAGCCATGTATGACTCAGAGATCCGTTCTTGCAAGCTTTCCGATGGTGTTGATCTACTAGCCGATGGCAGATATTTCGTTGCTTTCCCATCAATCATTGAAGGGCGGCAATACCAGTGGGAAGCATCATCAGATCCGTTTGACGCCATCGCTCCATTCCGTATTCCTGCCGCCTGGATGAACTCATACCGGGCTATGCGCAAGCCAGAGAATAGGCAGGTATCAACTGGCGGCGGATTGATCCAAGGTAATCGAAACAGCGGACTGACAGCCTACGGCGGCTCAATGCGCAGGATGGGAGCGACAGAAGCCGAGATCATTGCCGCTCTGTCAGTTGCCAACGAGACTCGATGTGAGATCCCGCTGCCTGCCTCCGAAGTCTCTCAAATCGCTCGCTCAGTGGCCCGATATGAGCCAGATCATGACATCAGTGCGGATGTTGCTTTAGGCTCAGACGCAGCAGAAGCATTGCTGGCCGCCACTCGCGCAGAAACACAAGACTACTTCTTTACCCGCGCAACGTCCTATCTTAGCCAACCAGCACCTCTGCGCTGGATCATCAAAGGCTGGATTCCTGACAGCGGCGTGAGCATGGTTTACGGCGAGTCAGGTTCTGGAAAAACCTTCATCACGCTAGACATGGCCTGTCACATCGCAGCAGGCATGCAATGGCATAGCCACAAGACAAAACCAGGGCTTGTCGTCTACATGGCAGGCGAAGGAAACTACGGTCTGCGTCAGCGAGTTGCAGCTTGGTGCAAGGCCAACAACGTAAGCAGCCTAGACAATCTGCTGATCTCCAACAAAGCCATCGACATCGACAGTCCATCAACCGCCGCTCAAATCATCAACGCAGTCCGAGAGATCACACAAGATGACGCAACATCAATTTTTATTGATACCGTCAACAACCACATGGCAGGCGACGAAAACAGCGCCAAAGACACTCGCAACATGCTAAACGCCTGCAACATCGTTGCCAGGGCACTAAACGCCAGCGTCTGCTTGAATCACCACACCGGACACTCATTAGACGCAAAGCAACGTGCTCGAGGCTCTAGCGCATGGAAGGCATCACTTGATTCCTCAATCTTCATCTCAAAAAAAGACGACAGCATAGAAATAACTTGCACGAAAATGAAAGATGCTGAACCACCAAAACCATTCTTCGGCAGACTTGATTCAATACCTCTCGGTTGGATTGACGAGGATGGCGAAGAAATAAAAGGCGCAGTGTTTGCAATAGAAGAAAACCTGCCAGAAAAACAAGACAAAAAAGAATCAGAGATTCACAAAGAAATTAGAAAATTCACAAACGCATGGTGGAACTCAGGCGCAGAAGAACGAGAAGGAAAACCATACGTTTCTAGAAGCGCACTGCTTGACTACCTAATTTCAAATGAAGGCCTTACAGAATCAACAGCAAAAACTTATGTGCAGGAAAGCAAAAAAGGAAGGCTAATTTATAACCTTCTGACATCACAAATCGTCACCTCATTTCAGCACGGTTGGGTCGTGTCAGACAACACAACTTCCTCAACAATGATGCTCCAGCGCTGCTCCAAGTAGGGTGGGACAAATGGGACAAGGACAGGACAAATGGGACTTTTGTCCCACTGACAAGGCGTCGGCAGACTGGGACAAATGGGACACACACCTTTAGGTGTGTCCCAAAAGTCCCAGCCACGATGTGCAACTTTCGATCCGACGGGGTATCCTGTGGATAACTTTGTGAGGAACCACTAACATGACAGATGATGCTAAGTTGATCGCCAACGACATCCAGTTCGGCGGTGATCACTACAAGCGTAAGGCAATTCAACCGTGGGATTTTATTGCAGCCAATAACCTTGGATATTTTGAAGGCAACATCGTCAAATATATCTCTAGGTGGCGAGATAAAAACGGACTGAACGATTTACTAAAAGCTCGGCATTACTTGGATAAACTAATCGAGATTGAAAATGGCAAAAATTCCTGAAGATAGAAAAAACAAAATCTGCGAATATATTCTCAACGCAGTCAGCAACGGCACTCCTTTAGCTCACGCAGTCAAAGACCAAAAGATCGGGCTTAATACTTGGTACGACTGGTGTAATGAGAGCGAAGAACTCGCCGGAGCCATCGCGCGCGCGCGTAGGGCTGGTCATGATGTCATTGCAACTGATACGCTCAAAATCATCGACGAGACGCCTCCGCTGACGCAAAATGGCTCAACCGATGCTGGCTTCGTGAGTTGGCAAAAGAACCGCGTTTGGACGCGCATGCAGCTACTGGCCAAGTGGGATCCAAAGCGCTATGGCGACAAACTTGAACTGTCTGGCGATCCTGACCGCCCGCTGGCTATCCAGAAGATTGAGCGCGTGGTGGTAGGCAAGTGACAACCCTACGCATTGAGACGCCGGCTTGGGCGGTTCCGCTGCTTGATCCAAACCGCTACAAAGGCGCGTTCGGTGGCCGCGGCTCAGGCAAGTCTCACTTCTTTGCCGAGGCCGTCATCGAGGCGCATCTTATGGATGCCAAGCGCCGCACAGTCTGCGTGCGCGAAGTTCAGAAGTCTTTGTCTCAGTCCGTCAAGCGCCTGCTTGAACTCAAGATCGAACAACTCAACGCTGGCGCGTACTTTGAAGTCCAAGAAGCCGTTATCAAGTCCAAGCGCGGCGACGGCATGATCATCTTCCAAGGTATGCAGAATCACACCGCAGACTCTATCAAGTCGCTTGAAGGATACGACTGCGCTTGGGTCGAGGAAGCACAAAGCCTCAGCCAGCGCAGTCTAGACCTGCTGCGACCGACTATCCGTAAGCCTGGCTCCGAACTCTGGTTCACTTGGAACCCAAGCCAAGAGAGTGACCCTGTAGACCACCTCTTAAGAGGCCCAAAACCGCCTCCAAGCGCCTGCGTGATCAAAGTGAACTGGGAGGACAATCCTTGGTTCCCGGACGTCCTACGGGCCGAAATGCAGTACGACCGCGACCGCGACCCGGACAAGTATGCACACGTCTGGCAAGGCGCTTACCTTCGCAACTCTCAAGCCAGAGTTTTTCACAACTGGCGCATTGAGGAGTTCGACGCACCAGACGACGCAATCCATCGCCTTGGCGCTGACTGGGGATTCGCAATTGACCCGACAGTATTGGTGCGCTGCCACATCGTAGGTCGAAAGCTTTACATCGACCACGAGGCGTACATGATCGGCTGTGAGATCGTCAACACGCCTGACCTGTTCATGACCGTCCCGGAGTCAGAGAAGTGGCCAATCGTCGCAGACTCGGCGCGACCGGAAACGATCAGTCACATGCGTAAGAACGGATTTCCGAAGATCATGGGTGCAATCAAAGGGCCAAAAAGCCTTCAAGAAGGCATAGAATGGCTAAAATCCTACGAAATCATTGTTCACCCTAGGTGCAAGCACGCCATTGACGAACTAACCTTGTACAGCTACAAGACAGATCCGCTTACTGGGCAAGTTCTTCCAGTCTTGCAAGATACAAAAAACCATGTTATTGACGCTTTAAGGTATGCTTGCGAAGGCGTCCGCCGGGCTGCTCCGCCTAAAGCTATGGACTTCAGGCCAATGCCTACGATCAATCGCTGGTAAACAGGAACACCATGGCCAGAATCTCAAACGAACAGCGGCTGTATAACCTCCACGCAGAGGCTTTGGCTGAGTTCGACAAAGTACAGTCCGCACTTAGGGATGAACGGCTTCAGTGCCTGCAGGATCGTCGTTTCTACAGCATTGCAGGCGCTCAGTGGGAAGGCCCGCTGTGGGATCAGTACGAAAACAAGCCCAAGTTTGAAGTGAACAAGGTTCACATGGCTGTCATTCGTATCATCAACGAATACCGCAACAACCGCGTGAGCGTTGATTTCGTTAGCAAAGAAGGCGTTGAGTACGACCAACTGGCTGAAACACTTGATGGTCTGTACCGAGCAGACGAGCAGGACTCAGTGGCATCTGAGGCCTACGACAATGCGTTTGAAGAAGCCGTTGGCGGTGGGTTCGGGGCGTGGCGTCTTAGGACAGAATACGAGGACGACGAGGACGACGAGAACGAAAAGCAGCGTGTTCGCATTGAGCCGATCTTTGACGCTGATTCGTCCGTATTCTTCGACCTTCAGTCAAAGCGTCAAGACAAGTCAGACGCCAAGTTTTGTTATGTCCTGACAGCTATGACCCGCGACGCCTACCGCGAGGCGTATGAGGACGACCCGACTTCCTGGCCAAAAACCATCCATCAGTACGAGTTTGACTGGTTGACGCCAGATGTAGTGTTCATCGCTGAGTACTACCGGGTTGAGGAAGTCAACGAAACAATCCGAATCTTCCAAAGACTTGATGGCGAGGAAGAACGCTATCGCCGCGAGGACTTTGAGAACGACGATATGCTGGAGGAAACTCTGGCTGCTATCGGCACGGTTGAGGT